CAAGAAAACACTGTAGAACAAAGCACCATCGGTGTACACTGTAATATCAAGTGTATCACCCAATGCACACGCCAAAATTGATGATGCCTGACCCGGGCCTGTTAGTAAATCCCCTGTGACATAACAGATGGTGGTGATTGTGGGAGTTGGGGTAACAGTTGGGGTAGGGGTTGGGGTAGGGGTTGCTGATGTAGTACGAGTTGGTGTAACAGTCGGGGTAATCGACGGTGTCACCGACGGGGTTCGTGTAATCGACGGCGTCACCGAGGGTGTTCTGGTAACTGATGGGGTTATTGACGGGGTAATACTTGGTGTGACCGACACCGAACGTGTTACCGTTGGGGTAATCGATGGGGTAACAGACGGAGTAGCTGTTGCGGCCCGTGTCGCCGTCGGGGTTACCGTTGGGGTCGTAGAAGCGGTAATCGATGGGGTGACCGAAGGTGTACGGGTAATCGATGGGGTAATTGACGGGGTGACCGAAGGTGTACGGGTAATCGACGGGGTGACTGTCGGCGTCACAGATGATGAAGCGTTTCTGGTCGGTGTTACCGTTACAGTTGGTGTTATCGAAGGGGTGACAGTAATCGATGGAGTGCGGGTTGGTGTGGGGGTAACTGAAGCTGTCACCGACGGGGTTCGTGTAATCGACGGCGTCACCGAAGGGGTAACTGACGGTGTTAACGTTATGGACGGGGTTGGTGTGACAGATGGGGTTGCGCTAACAATAACAAACGTTTCATCCACATCTACCGATTCGACCGTAACATCTAATGGTGTCAACTCATCAATGTTCAAGTTGGCAAAAAGAATAAATCCAGCAGGGTGATTTGATTTGGTATATGCGTCTTTCCACGTATCAAACCCCTGATGGGTTTTGACAGTGTAGGAATATGGTTGAAACAAGAAATTGTCTTGCAACTTATTCATTTCTGACAACAAACTGACGCTATCTACATAACGCCCGGGTTCGACATACACATAACCCGTGTTAAAAATGACCGTGGCCATTTCACCCGCATCTTTTGCGTAAAAATCAAAACTCACTTCGCTGACCGGAACAGAATCTTCCAATAGCTCAATCGGAAATGTATACGAGTTGTACGATGGGGTTGATTCCGCCAAATAATCATCAAGCGGGTCGCTATACGAAATGAAGTATCTCGGGTTGAAATATTCTCGAACCGAAAAACGCTGACCTGTAGTAACAATTTGAAGATGGCGAATTTGCCTATCTCTGGATTCGGTGGTATATGTTTCAAACAAATCCACCGTGTAGTTCTGGGCAAAATACGGACCCAGATTCTCAGAAATAATATTCCGAACACGAACGATGGCGTTGTTTAACATGAGTGACGGAGACACATATGCGTCGGTTCCGCTAATGTTTAATGTATACCATTCACTCGGGACATCCACATCAAACTCAAAATATTCGCCAGAGGTTCCACCTTCGTTTACATAAAACGACTCTCCAACACGAAAGTTTGTTCCGCCAGTTACAATGCGATTGATGCTTACCAATTGCTTGGACAACGTACCACAGGCACTCCATGATGGGGCAACACCCAACTGCATGTCCTCGTCAGAAGTCAAATTCATCAAAACATACAAATGACTATCGTACACCGTCTCCGCTTCGTTGGAGGGGTGTGTGCTAATCGCGGTGTCTGGGAAGACGACCGAATCTGATAGTTCTACATCCAACCGATAAATGTTTGGTGCTGATAGTTTAACCACATCAAGGCATGATACGGGAACACGATACACAACATTTCCCACCCCATTTTCGTACAGGGTATACTCAACAAAAATCTTTCGCCCCTTCATCAAGAAGGGGTTGTTGTCAGTGGAAATCGTTCCGGTATCTAGTTTGATGCTTTTTCGTTGCTTCCAGTTTCCACCAGATGCCACCAAACGGTTATCTCCCGGATATTTGACACTGGCGGTATCATTAAACATAAATCGGAAGAACAATTCGGTTCCGTTTTCCGACCCCTTGGCCTCGTAAAATTCGTTGACAAACTTAATAAGACGTTTGATGTCAACAATGGCACTCTGGGGAATGTTTCCCATGTATTGCTTTTGGAACAGCGGAATGAAGTCATCAAGCGTTTGGTCAATATCCATCCACGTATCCGTGTTCAGCAACACATCATTCGCCTCACCCGTTTCTTCAAGAAATAGGTAGTAGGCTTGAACGAAAGATACGAATATAGGATAGTTCTCCCGGATGTAATCCGGGATTTGTCCTGAAATAAAATGATGAAGCTTATGACGGAAAGAAGACATTAGAGTTCGCTAAACGGAATGGTGGTAATGTTCAACCCGGGGTTTAGCTTGATAGCAGTATTGATTTCGCTGTCATCTAGCTCAATGATGATGTTTTTTGCTGGTGCCGGAAACACCGCGCTAGTGGATTGTTCGGTTGCAGAAATCACACTGGGGGAAATGTTCTTGGAAAGGCTCTGTGGGACGGCGTTGATTCGAACATCCGTGATGTTCCCCAGATAGGAAGAAATGTTCAAATCTGAGAAGGACAGAATGCCTGTTTTGTAGTCAACGGTGCCCAATGCAGACACCAATACGGTGTTGGTGTCCGCCTCCAACAACTTCAATGTTCCAGTCCCAGTGGGGTCTTTGATAACGCCATCGTGAAAATCTTTAATATAGGCGTTGTACGAAATTCCGTTTACCAAAGAAACAAACACTGTACTAGAAATGCTATCGGGTTCTAACGAAGCCAAAAAGCGAAGGTTCTTGGTTGTGTTAAACGATGCCAGCTTTGTAATACGATTCTGAATACGCATATTCACCAACACACCCAAAATGGCAGGGTTGATGGTGGTGATAGCATCAACAAGCTGTGAGAAGAAAAAGGTTCGGTCTAGTGTAGAGAGATTCTCAGAAAAGAACTCTGTGATACGGTCGTGTGCCAACGCGGTCAACTCAGTCGAAGACAAGTTGGTGATGTTTTCATTGTAGGAAATGACCACATCAAACCCCAAATAGATAAACTCAGGGTCTACAAACTCATGTTGGATAGACATGACACTTCGAGGACGCAAAATTCGGTCAATGATATACTTTTTGTCAGAATCCGTGATAAGATACGAATCTGTTGGGTCGATAGTGATAAAGACCTTTCCGTACACCGGGGGGATGTTTTCTTCTCCACCCCACACGGAAATAGAATTGGCCTTGAAGTTGATATTCGAATCTGCAAGAATCAACGACTTGTAATCTTGAGCAGTCACCGCACGATTTCTGGTGTTGTTGAACTTAGGTGCATTAAACCGAATGCTATCGATGGTTTCTTTTTCCGCACCAGCCCCAGCCACATCAACCGTGGTAATCGTGACATTAGAGGTTCCGCCAACTGTACCAGAAAGAGTAAACGTGCGAACCCCGTTTGGTGTACTCCCGTTACACGCCACATAGTACACGGTGACAATATTACCCACATCCAGCGTGGCACCAATGACATCGTCACCAAAAATCAATTGAAACTTCCCGTCTGCATTCTCTTCTACCCAAAACACGGTACTGGTGTCTGAAACGTCTACAACCGTCAACGACCGTGTAAACACGGTGTATTCTTCCACGTTTGCAGAGGTTTTCACCACAACCCGGATGGTTGACAAATCAATATTTTCAACGGGGATGACAAACGGTCCCTGTCGGTTATCTGCCGTCACGGTGAATGCATTTTGGAGACGAGTACCTTCAACCAACAACACCTCTGGAAACACCGCCTGATATCCCCCGCTAATCGCTTCCGGGGTGACGGTGACCGATTCCTCAACATTGAATGTATAAGGAGTTCCGTTTTTGGTGGTGGTGAATTTGGTTGAGGTGTCCACGGTCATCGGAAGTGGACTGTCTGTAGGAACGGTTAACGAGATTGTAGCTCTTGCCGCCGAATACGAACGCGGGATGTACCCCATTGTTTTAGCGATAGACACGACAGACGACCGTTTGATAGCGGTGTCAATAAACATTTCATTTGACATCAAATGCGCCAACATCGCGTTATAGTGGGTGTTGTACGCCAACACATCTAACAACGCATTCAACGCCGACCCGTCAAAATCATAGTCTGAAAACTCAGACTGTGCCCTCATGAAATTCTTAAGATTGGTTTTAATCGCCTCGAAATCTAGTTCGGTTACGCGCAAGTCAGTCATTATCGTAGTCTCTGCAAAGTAAAGGAAAATGTAACGGGTGTGGGAACTCCGATAATATTCACCTGTAAATACACGTTGTATGCATTATCATCTTCTCTCGGGGATACCTCTAACAACTCAATAGTTACACGCGGCTCATGATTTTGAATGACCTGTTCAATAGACCGTCTCAACACCTCTGTCATAATCGGGTCAATCGGTTCAAACAGAATTCGAGAAACCGCCGACCCCATTTCCGGGTGAAACGGACGCTCACCAAAATAGGTGTTAATCAACAACATTAAAGATTGTTTAACGGCGTTGACATCCAATACTTTGGTAACATCGTGCGTATCAGGATGCGCGATGAAATTCAAGTCTAGGTCTTTGTATAAACGAACGGGTTTTAGAAAGGTCATAGTGATATTTATGCGTTATGAGCAAGTGGGTGGAATGATAAACCCGATATACGACCGAGGGGTTTTGTAGAAAACGCCACAACCATTACGAGTAAATCCACCGCCACTAGTATTTCCTTCAATGGTGGTGATGTTGCCGTCTGCATCCACCGCCGAAACGATACCAATGTGGTGTGCCGCTCCGGATGGTCCATAGAGAACAGCCGCACCAATTTTCGGGGTGCTAGAAAAATATCCATTCTTTCGACCCCACGATTCCCAGTTTCGACACGAGGCTGGGCCAACCGGAACTGGCAATCCTGCGGCTTTCCACCATGCGGTAACCGCCGCCGCGCACCAGTAAAAGCCCTCGCCTTTTCTTCGAACTTCCGCTTTGTTATCCAGTCCAGCAATTTCCAACATTTCATCAATTCGACCAAACTCTCCTACAGGCAAGGCACCACCGCCACGCTTACCACCATAATTTTTTCCGGGTGGTGTACTTGTTTCCAAAACCCCAATGTCCTGTTTGGCGAATTCTACAACCCGCATACCCACCTCACAGGTGTAATCTACCGGGGTTGTTTCTGTCGCGGTGTCTTCTGGAATAACCGGGGCTGACACCACAGCGTTGCTGGACAACTCTTCCGTCTTCAAATCGGCGTATTCCTGAGCAACCTGACGACCTGCTGGAACCATTTTGGTATCCTTTGCGGCCTCTTGAGCTTTAAACGCCTCAATCTTAAATGATTTTTTCTGTGCTTCGGATAACACAAATCCCAAGTTTGAGAACGTGGGTTCTGTTGGAGACTTGGATTCTACCGCCGCAGGAACAGATGGGTTACCTGCCGTACCAACTGCCGCTGACGCCAACGCGGTTGTTGCCTCGACGCTGGGGGTAGAAACCGTCATATTCTTCTGTTGGAATACCGCATCAACTGCCGCTGTTACCGCTTTGATGGCAAACTTTGACGCCGCCTCCAAGTACATAGACATCCCGGCTTTCAAACCGATAGATGTTTTTGCCAACATATTGATAGAAGAGTCGGATTTGATATCAACCCCCTTACCACGAAGTTTGACGCCTTTCTTGGCTCTCATTTGAAAGGTCTTTCCGCCAGAGACTTTAATGTCCCCTGCCACGTTCAATGTATAATCCCCATGAACGTCGGTTAACAACGAACCATCGACTTGAAGATTGCAATTGTTTTTAACATAGACATTTGACGACCCGTCTATGGTCACATTCATTTTTCCCTTGATGTACAAATACCCATTTCGTTCCAAGACTTCGTAGTTGTCTCCAATGATATGGGTGGCACGTGTACCATTCCGGTCTACTTCTGTAAATGTTCCTGCCTTGTGATACGTGTGCAAACGCTCGGCGTCCGGGGTATCATCAAATTCTTGAATGTGCCCCGATTCGGTTGCACGAACGTGGTTAAATGGGTACTTGGCGGCAAAGGGACTTTTTGGTTCGTTCCATGTTCCGTTATCCCGGGATAATGGAATATTTTTGGAACGTCTTGAATCCTTATCAT